AACCTGAACCGATCATGTCTTTTACCGAAGTCGCCACTGTCGCTATTTTGAATGCGGCAGCGATACCAACAGTCCCGCCAGTTGCAGCGGTAGTTCTCGCAGTACGCGAACCACTTGCTTTCGTTCCATTGCTGTCAACAAAAATTGCCGCCCCATTCAGGGTGCCCCTCGTAGTTGCTGTGTCAAGCTCTCCAGCAAGAGAACCGCCGTTATCGTGCCACGAGCAACAAATTATCCACCCGTCACTTGTCGTTAGAGTAAGCGGAATGTTTACTGTGGTACTTGCTGATGAGTTCGTACTTCCCGACACATCAATCGGAGACGATTGAGCAGCGCCAGTATACGACATGCCGGCACACCATGTGTACGCAGAACCACTATTAGTGGTAACAATATCATTTGCTCCTGACGCGGGATTTGTTTGGTAAAAAAGATACAGACGATGATTGGGCGAGTAGTTCATATCGCGATATGCTAATTCAGTCATCGCATTGCCCGCATACGTTGCGGTCATCGTCTTTCCACCCTCCACATACCCGAAAACAAAGAGCAGACGATCACTACCAGAACAAGTGTGAGAGACCGTTTTTGATGATGCACTACTTACAGTGCTGGCCGTGAGTGTGTCGTACGCGATTGCCATAAATTATATTTCGTATCCTGTTATCGTTATGTACACGTTCCCCGCCGAGGTCGTTACAATCAAATCCGCAGCATCTTCTCCACTAAATAGCGGTGTGTTGAATGAATGAGAAACGCCCGAATTTGCGGCTAGCTCAAATTTCATAACCGCTTCATCACCACCTGCTTTATCATCTTCTAGTGTAACAGTCGCCGCCGCCGAGACATTGATAATCAAGTCAGTGATATACCAACGCTTCCCTGCTGCGGGACTCCACACAATTCCGTCAGTGACCGCACCGGCGTTGGTGTAATACTTTTTAACCTGTGGCCCGTTTGCTAATACTGCAAAGTCCTCTGATATGGGTGCGATACGAAGTGCCCCCGTAGAAGTAGTCGCAATCGGAGTATAATCGCCATCGGCTCCTGACTTGGCGGTATCGGGAGTATCGGTGCGAACGCCTAAACTCATAACCCCCGTGTCACCAGAAGAGTGAGCTGCGTCTTCGGCCTTGCCTAAATTCGTTGCCCCAGTTCCGGGGATAACAGACAAAATGTCTACATCTCCTATATCCACCCCGCTATTTGCGGCAAGTTTTCCTATAGCGTTTGACCCTGCTGGCAAAGCGTTAGTGATCGCCGTAACCGCACCAACAGTTGCAATCACACCAGTACCATTTGTCGGTAACTCCACCCGCAACGCACCGGTAGCCGTACCCGAACCCGTTGTCGCATAATCCACTGTTATAGAATTGCCCGAGTCGTTTATACCAACTTCGTCCCATGTACCTGACTGTGTAACAGCGAGAGTACCCGAAACAGGTTGTGTTGCTTGCCAAAATGTGCCAGTAACAGGCACGCTCTCACCGTCTAGTGTGATCTTCACATCACTTGCCCGTAACTGAGTATCCGTAAGAGGTTGTGTTAGAACCGCCAAAGCATTCGCTGCACCTTCTACCAAAGCGGCAGTACCTGTAATAGAAGCATCAGTATCACCCTCTGTGTATTGCGTTCCTGAAGAACCACCTGAAACAATATCAACCTGCAAATTTCCACTCGTATCTACGGCTATTGCGCGTGGGTTCGTTCCATCACTACCGAGCGCGAGTGTACCTTTAGAGGGAGTACCTGAACCTGCTGTGTATATTGCATCGTCAATAAGTTGTAGTGAAGTCAAGGCAGAACCATCAACCTGTACCGCAAAAGTACCTGTGTTCGTAACAGGCACGCTCTCACCGTCTAGTGTGATCTTCACATCACTTGCCCGTAACTGAGTATCCGTAAGAGGTTGTGTTAGACCTGTATTTGCCGTTACTGTGCCGTCAACTGTAATAGTATTACCTCCATCTTGGATATTTACGGCGTTCGCTCCGCTTCCATTATTTATCGTTACATCTCCAATATCAGTACCTGTAACTAACTTTGCATTTATCGCCGCAAGTGTCGTTTGTGTTGCAAAATCTTTCCCTGCAAGAGTAGCCAAATTACCACCAGTTTCTAATGCCAATGCCGACGTATTCAAATTAGTACCCGCATTCGCAGTAACTGTACCCGTTACCGCAACATTCTCACTATCCAATGTAACCTTCACATCAGCCGTTTGGCCGACACCACCTGTAACGGTTACAACATCGGTGCTTGTTAAATCTCTTACATCCAAATCAGTCGCCTGCACTGTGGTGGTTGGCATCGTCAATACATCTACTTGCATTTCGTTTCCTGAAATAGCATTATCCAATGTTTGGACAGAGGTTTTTATAGCACCCACATCGGCGACAAGTGTAGTGTCTACATCACGCAGCTCTACCGGCAATGGGTTTGTTGCCGAAACATCACCATCGTTAGTTCCATCAGCACCTTCAACAATTTTTATACGTTGGTACAGAACAGACGAAATCTCATCTGCCCCTATTGTTTTACCCGATCCTGCGGTTACATTGATATTATCAGCCATAAATTAGTTTTTATTTTGTAAAGTCCAAGCGGTGCTATTTTTGTTACTGTTACTCCAAGTAATTGCCGGCACTGTTTGAGTTATCGCATAAGTAAGTGCAAGCAATAGGCCGATAGGAGAACCGGTAGTCAAAGTCAGTTCTTGATTGTTTTTATTTTGCGGTGTCCATGTAGTCATAGCAGTTTATTGCACTGTAGACGTGCGATGAGCGTTTCTTATATAACCTATAGTGCCCATATCTCTGTCGTGATTAAAACTCTGCAATTCCCGTAACAATGTTTCAGCTTCGGCACGCATCGCGGAAGCACGGGAGTCTCCCCGCGCAAGGAACCAATCGTATGAACCTCCAAACGAAAGTATCCGGTGGTACGGCTCTGGGAAACCGGGCTCTTGTGTCGTGTCAGCCGCAGTAAACGCATCAAAATCACGCGAATAAAGCAATTTCAAACCTGCACTCAATGTTACGCTTCCAGCCGCCGGGGCTGGATATAAAAAGATACTGTCACCTAGTACATCGTAGTAGAGCGGTATGCCGTCGGTCTTAAACTCTTCCGTAATATCTTGAGCGCGTTTCTGCGCGTCTATCGGATGTAGTGGTTGGTATTCGCCATTTACGTCCTTCACAAAAACCCTCTGTAATTTCAACAGATCGGTTGGTAATACATAATCCTTTTGTGCCGCCACAAGAGTGGTAGTAGCTATTGGGTACGTTGTAAAGTTGCTGTCATCCACTTGCCACTCGCGGTTAGAGTGCATTTGTGCAACAATGGCCTTGTAGTACCAACGGTTTACATTCCGTGCTATATCTTTCAATGGATATGACGTGGTGTTTGTGCCCGTAAGCCAATATATGTCCTGCACTATTCCAGTATCGTTTGAAGTGTCATTAAATTGCATGAATACAAAAAAACCACTAAATAAAGTGGTTTCCACGCAAGACACAGGTGTATTATACCATGAGAAAAACTTGTTTGAGCGTACTGAAGGCGGGGTAGCACTCCTTATTATTTAGGATGATACGTTTCGTGATTGTGTCTTACGCGAAACCCCTACCCCGCCTTCAATAAGTTCAAATAATTTTCTTACCCGGTGTGCGTATGTATGATTATCTCTTGTGTGTTCCCACCCAAGACGTATCATCTTTTCTCGTTCTTTTTCGTTCTGATTATAAAAACGCACCTTTTCCATCAATTCGTCAATAGTATCCCAATATAAACGCGTTGCCGGGGGATACAATTCTTCACAATCGGGGAACCGCTTGGTAACAGCCAATCCCCAATTTGCCGGTATAACCCAAAAACGGTTTGACGTATATTTTGGAATATGCCAAAAATGGGAAATATCCAATGTTACGCTAGAGCTTGCGTATAAAGCGGGCATCTCTTGGTACACTTGTGTTCGGAGTGGATCACGCGCTCCGTTTATTACCTTTAACCCGTGGTATCGTTCCAACGTATCTATTATTTCAGCTCGTTCCTCAAAACCCTTGTTGTAGACTTTCGCTCCTATAAAAAGAAAGGGAAAAGTGTATTTTTCTTTAATGGTTGGTTGCCCCTGCACATTACACGCAAGAGGCAAGAATGCCGGCATTATACCAAATTTCCCCTCGGTAAACAATTTTAATCCATCGTTAGACTGAAAAATAAAATCTATTTCTTTGGAAAGATCACAATCAACCTGCCCTGTTACATCTGTACGCGCATCTCCATACCAAAAAACACTTATGGCATTAGGAAGACGTTGCCGTATTTTTTCTCGTGCTGGTGTATCAATAACCGCAGAAAGCAGCCCATAAATCACCAAATCCGCTTTAGATGCGATAACATCTTGTACCCAATTTTCATTATGACGAGAATTGACTAAAACTGCATCCACCCCGTTCTCCTCAAAACCACGCATGAGTCCGCCCCAATGTGGACAATATCGCTCGTATTTCGGCTTCGTTGCGCCTATAACAGCTACTTTTTTAGGTTTATACATATGATGCCATTAGCATTAGTGGTAATGTCCAATAATTTCCACGGGCGGAAACCATACACAGAACCATACAAAGCATACTCACGCCTATCTCCTAGCACATAGTTCCATGTTTCTTCGCTAAAATAGCGAACATCAAACGGGTCTTTGAAAGCGTTTTTATGAAATACATTAGGTACATGTGCGAGTAACGTGCCTTCCTCGCGGAGAATACGCCAGCATTCATTCAACGCGTGTACAAAATTATTACTGTCTCTAATCTGTTCCAGCACCCCTGAAATATAAACATGGCTCGCGTCATTTACTGGCAATGTATCTTTCCCAATATCGGCGTAAAAATCAGCCCGCGCCTCACGCGAAATATCCACATTAAACCAACCCTCTCGGTAATCTCTCCCGCACCCTATATTGACTTTTAGATTGTTAAACGGTTTCATTTTTAGTCTTTTTCTTGTAAAGAATACGCGCCCTTACCTTGTCAGCTTCACGATCAACCGCACCTTTTTCTTCTTCTTTCATAAAAGAATAGCTGCCTTTATGTGCCACAAACACATCTTGACGCATAACCGCTCCTCGGTTTTTGGAACGAAAAGCCCACTCACTGTCTTGCCCGTAAATGTAAAACTGCTCGTCAAAATAACCGACTTTGTCAAAAACGCTCTTCTTCACCAAGAAACAGTAGCCGCTCCAAATATCTCTATTTATTGTTTTTGTGCCATAGGGGAGCGCACCACTTTGCTTTTGATGAGCACCGCCTACATTGTCTCCAACAGGTATCACGATACCCGTTTCATCAATACTCTCCATCATGCGCGTAAGCCAACACGGACTTGTTTTAGGCACAAACGCATCACTGTCTATCAACAAAACATATTCACAGGTGCTCTCTCGTATCAGTTTGTTCCAAATTCGCGAAGTATTTGCCGAATTAGGGCGATTATCGTAAAGCACCAGTTTATAGGGGTGCTCGGTGTTTTCAATGATCCTTTTCGCCGCCTCAACCTCTACTTCGGGTTGCTTGAACGTGAGCATAATTATTTCCACTCTTCGGGTCTCCGCATCACTTGTCATCTCAACGCGCGCCAAATCGTTGATTGCGCGTATGCGTTCACGCATAGATGTGTCTAGTATTGGCATCATGGTATGAGATACGGCAAACACAAGTCTGCTATTTCTTTTGCATCTTGCTTTGAAACATTAGCGTGGAACGGAACAAAGAAGTATTTGCGCTCCAACGCATCCATTTTAGGTAAACTCCTCCGTCCACCAAAAAGAGTATATTTATCGTTACGGTAATGATGTTGGCCGAATTCAAAACCACGCAGAGCAGCTTCGTGTATAAGCTCATCGTATTTATTGGTAAAACCACCAGCGAGCCATGGATAAGTGAAAAGCCCCACTTTCAGATAAATGGCCGCAATCATTTCTTTATGGGTAATGTATTCATTTAATCTCCGCAGATTGGCGATACCTATTGCGGCCGCTATATCGTTCATGTGGTACTTATACCCTGCTTCAGTTAAATCAATGTCGCCGTGTGTATGCTTCTTATCGCGGTCATAGCCAAACCACCGGAGCAACCGAGCACGCTCGTGATCTACGCCCAGATACGCACCGCCGTCTCCTGTCGTCAGTGTTTTTATAGCTTGAAACGAAACGGCAATGTGGTCTCCTAGCCCCCATGTTTCAGAACCTATTGCTTGCGCCGCGTCCTCAATTAAAATCACTCCATGCTTCAAACACAAACCTCGTATCTCTTCCAGTCCACGATTGTTACCGCCGAAATGGACGAAAACAACAGCTTTCGTGCCGTCATGTATCTTTCGTGCGACATCTTTCACTGAAATGTTCAAATCATCGGAGGTATCAGCAAAGACAATGTTCGCTTTTCGCCTTACCAAAGGTATGTTCGTTGCGGTACAAGTGAGCACTGGTGTTATCACTTCATCGCCTTCTTTGATGCCGGCAAACTCATAACAAAGTTCTAACGCAGATGTCCCACTATTGAGAGAAACAATATTTTGTTTTCCTGTATATTCTTCCAACAGTCGTTCAAACTCTTTCACCCGTGCGCCTTCTGCCAAATAACCGGACTGTAGCACCTCCGCAACAGCAAATGCGGCTTCGGGCGCAACGAATGGGTGAAATAATTTAACTTTGTAGGTATTCATAAAGTCCTTCCTCAAATGAAAACTTGGGTATATGCCACCCCAAATCTTTGAGGCGGGTGTTATCCATTTGATATTTCAAATCCATACCGAAACGTGTTGCTGGTGTCTTTGGTATTGTTTTCCCTAAATGCCTCTCAATCTTTTCAATCAATTCTTGTACCGTATAACCATCATTATTAGTTATGTTGTAAACACGATCACCTCGCTCCAAAACCAAATGAATTATCTCCGGTATATTTTTCACATACAGATACTCACGAAACCCATGTCCGGCGTTGTGGTACGGTAGTGGCTCACCTGTTTGTAACGCTCGCTTGACCAAGGGAATGACATTGCGTTCACTCTGACGTTCACCAAAAATGTTACACATCCGTATCTCTGCGGTTTTATCTTTTAGTTCAGGATAAGTATTTTCATAAGCCGTCCGTAATAAAGAACCCGCCGCTTTAGAAGCCGCATACGGGTTTCTTGGAAAGATAACATCCCACTCCCTCTTTGGTTGTTCGCATTCGCCATACACTTCATCCGTTGAAACATAAAGTATTTTCTTCAAAGAAGGGACAGTACGCGCAAACTCAAATACGTCAGAGACCGCCTGCGTATTGTTTTGGAAAACCAACGCAGGGTCTTTTATAGAGGTATCTACAGAAGTGATTGCGCCCGCGTGAATGATAAAATCAAAGTCAAACCTTGACAGTGACGGAAGCAAGCGCGGCGTATTGCAACCTATTACTTTGAAACCCCATTTTTCCCATAATTCTGTATGTGCCCCTTCAACTTCGGTGTCATGCACCACCACAAACCACCCTAAATCTATAAAATACTCAACAACATGGCTAAAAATAAACCCAAGCCCACCGGTTATAAGAATTTTTGGTTTATCCATAATCAATCATTGAGCAAATCTTCTAATTCTTTTTCCACTTCATCATGCCAGCCGATAAACTCCATACCGGGCCTTTTTGTTACCTCTTCTAAAGGCGTAAGGAGCACATTGACTGGGTATACTCTACCGGCACCATTACGGACATAGGCGATTTTCTCCTTGCTCTTCGCGAGTACCGCAGGTTTCTTTGGTAGTTGTTTGGTCTTAAATACTTCCGATTGCACCACCAAACGTATTTTATCTAGGTCAAAAGGTGTTGCTTTAACCTCTGATGCGATTGACTGGTAATACTGTTCAGAAATACAACGAGCATTCGGGTCATATTTTTTGTAACGTTCCACTTTCTTCAAACGATCAGTCTTCTTTTGCAACCCATAATGAAGCAAAACATACGGCGTATAGTACGCTCTGCTCCACACCCACTCAGGTGCAAGCCCACAATGCACATTCTTGTGCGGAAATTCAAAACCATATTCGGGTTTCCATTTCCATGCGCGGATATTCCAAAAGTTTCTTTCAGGATTATAGCCGTCATCCCACAAATTGATGATGTAGAAGTAAAACGCCTCAAAATCTTCCTTCAAAAGTGCGGTTGCTTTTTCTTTGGTAAAAGTAGGGTCAAACACTTCGTCCATGTCTAATGCGATACAAATATCAGGTTTCAGTTTAGCCACATGTGTCTTGATAAAGTCCTCTTTTATAGCCCATTGCAACTTACCCCACTCACGCGTATCATTTACGGTTTTAAACCCGTACTCCGCAATCATTGCTTTTTCTTCATCACCACAATTATTACAGAGAATTATTGTGGTATCACAGAGTCGTTTAAATTCTTCCAAGGTTGCACGCAAATAACGCGACGCTTCGTTGGGGCCGCAAATGCCGTACCCTACAATATGTGGTTTTTTTACTTCAATACTCATAGGCCTCAAGGAAACTTTGGTATTCGCGCAATGCTTCTAACTCGGCTTCGGTTTGGTCCAGTTTAAGTTGATATTGTTCAATGGTTTTTGTCTTAACGTCTGCTGATAGCTTTGAGTCCTCATTCACTTTATTTTGCTTCCAGCGAATAAACGCCGCACGCAATGTATTGTCCATTATTTGCAGTGCTAACTGGTCTACTTGCTTTTGCTTATGTGTTTGCGTATCCATTTTTTTTTCTTCTTATCCAATAAATGAAATTGCGGGTCTGTTTTTGGATCAGGCAACCTACCTAATCGCACCGCCCTCGCAATTTCCGCCTCAACATACGAGTCAATCTTTTGCTCCACACGGACATCCACCTCGGGCCTCTTTTTGTCCAACATCCCCGATTGAAGAAGGCGCTTAAACCGCTCCCGTTTTGCAGGTGATATTTGTTCATCAAAAGACGCTTTGTCTACAATGGAACGAATGACGGGAGTCAATTCTTTTTCCACCATAAGAGCCGACAGATATTTTTGTGGAATACTATTGGTTATCCGTCTCAATTCTTCAAGGTGTCGTTTCAACATAGTTAGCGTGGCATTTGGCTGATAATACGTTTCCTATCTTCGTAAGAACGTGCCGTTGGAGTGAGAATGTTAGTATTTGGCGGGAGCGTTTTATCACTTTTAGCTTTTTTTAATTCTGCCTGAAACGCCTCTTCGTGTGTTTTTCTAAACACATCATTCAATTCCTCTTGCAAAAGTCGCGTCTTTTTTTCTATCTTCTTGATAAGAGTTTCCACTTTGGTAAGTCGTGGATCATTTTCATCAACAAGTTCATCAAATTTCAATCGGTCTTGCGTTTTGATATACCTCGTTAGATTTTCATTGAGCGTCTTCAGTTCTTTCTGTTTTTGTTTTGTTATATTTTTCGCTTTCTCAATAAAATCAAAATAAGTTTTTCCATCTGACGTACCGAGGTACTCAAAATCTCTTCGCATCCAAGTGTTTCTATTTCGCATTATCTCATTAGCGTCATGTTCCGAGACCGCTAATATTTTCCCATCTCCACTTCTTTTGAAGAAGTATGTTTGTTTCGGCACTAACGCCGAAGCCATGGCCGCAAGTTCAGAAGGGCTTGGCTGTGGTATGTCTATAGTGTTCATAGTTTATCTCCATTCCTGCGAGGCACTCGGAATGGAACGTGCCCCGCAGACAAACCAGCACAAATCTATGATTAAGAGACCTGTGCCGTATCGCTTGCGTTAAGAACGACGCCGGAGTTTTCGCGCAAAACTGCGACACCGTAGATAATATCTCCGACAACCAACGTGCCGAGATTTTCCAGCTTGTAATCGGACTGGATGCGTACCATACCTGAACGACCTACACCCTTTGTTTGGATCGCATAACCAAGGGTCTGGCGATGAAGCATAAGGTTGTAGTAATTCAATAGGGCACTCTGGACCAACGAGCTGGTATATACAGGTACATCATAGAGCGTTCCCTTGTAATTGAGATTTGAAGAACGAGTGTTCAAACCTCCTGTCGCGATAATGTCAAGGCGAGACTGCTCATAAGTGTAATACTTGGTAATACCGGCAAGCTGCTTCCAAAATACGTTCGGATGCACGAAGATCGCATAATCGCTTCGGCGATATTTAAGCCCTTCAACGGTGGCAAGTGCTGTGCGAATTTCGTAATCGGAAATAGCCGTAGTAGTATCACCAACCACGTTCGTGGTGAGTGATGAGTACAACGAGAAGAGAGACGTTTCAACCGCTTCAAGGAGCAGGTTACGAATTTCTTTTGCATACTCTTCATTCAACGAATAGCGAGCTGCGAGTTGCACCAGTTCCTTATCACCAACAATGTATGCAACATACTTATGGAGGTCTACCGTAAGAGTAGTATCCACTTGTGCGGGTGAAGCATCTACAACGGCGTTACCCTGTGTTGACTGTGTCTGTACAGAGAACGTATTGGTATAAATGTTCGGAACATGCACAATATCACCTCCTTCCGACATATACGGAGAAAGGTCAGTAGCCCAGTTGAGTACGGTCAACTCATTGAACGCGGGCTGTAAAACTATCGGCGACCACACTTCAGGGATCATCGCCGCGAGGTCAGCCGCAGTATAAGCGGCGGTAGGACTAGAAAAAGCCATGATTAAATAATGTTAGAAGCCCCGTGCCTCCGGCCCAACATTGCATCACGCTGCGCTTCAAAAGCCGATTGTTTATCTGTTGGCTTTGAATCATGTGAAGTAACCACCTCTGCATAGGTTTTTCCTTCATACAAGGCGGATGGGGTACGGAAAGACGGTTCAACCGTGTTGGCAATGGCTCGTGCCTCTTCGCGCTTCGCCTTAATGGCGGCAGTTACAAAGGGGTCTCCCAATATCTCCTCTAAAGGTTTCCCACTTCCGCGCAATACTGTTTTTAAATATCGCACTTCTTCTGTGGAATACCCTTGATCACGCAACTGCATATCGCGTTCAAACTCATCAAGACGTTTGTTCGCATCGGGCTTTTGCTCATCACCTTCACTTTTGCTGTTAATAGTGAGCTTTTTAAGCTCTTTCAACTCTGCTTCCGCTTTTTCAGCGCGTTTCTGTTGATCGGCAAACGCCGCCTGTATACGCGCTACTTCTTCGGAAGAATCTTGCTCCGTTTTTTCGGCAGGAGCATCACCATTCTCGTTATCCATACGGTTGTTTGTTACGGCAGTTACCAACTGCCTTGGATAATAAAGGGCTTGAGCCCAAACGAAAGCACCTAAATGCACTCGTTTAGAACCACGCTCTCGGGAACCCGCGCATGTATCCTCTGTATCAAATCTTTTTCAATAACCATAGCCACTCTCTTCATCGTCTCGGGTGTATCACCTTCATCCATTGTTCTTACATCGCATACAGAGTTAGAGAGCCGCAACAAATAAGAAACAAGCTGATTACCCAGTTCGCTTTTAGATAACGTCTCAAACATCTGTTTGTCCTCTTCAAGTAAACGCATAGTTAAAATGTTTTAGTGGTTGTTGAAACCATGGGAGTTTGAGCCATTTGAGGCAGCGCGACAGAACCACCTTGCGCCATAGGTTGTTGATTGGTTGTCTGCTCCATTTCCATATTGGCAAATTCCACCGGAGAGATACCGCCTAATTCCATCAATTTGAAAAACACATTGCGCGTTACCGGATTTTGTAGAATGGTAGGATTGGAACCGACTATTTGCAGTGCGAGCGTGTACACCTGCGACTTCTGCCCGACATCTACCTGTTCTCCGGTTGTTATCACATCAACGATATATTGTGCATTTTCATACATGTCGTCAGACACTTCCACATAGGCATTCTTCTCTTTAGACCGACGCTCTTTGATACGTAATTCCAAATCATCTAATTTGAATGGTGATGGTAAAAAGCCAGTTTTTCTCACTTCATTCAGTATTGCCTGTGCCCGCAATCCTTCAATCTCCGCTTTACGAACGCGCTCTATACCTTCACGAGTTGAAAACATAACGTCATGCTTGCGGTTTTTCTTTTCTTTGAACGAGGGGAGTATCTCTTCCACAATCAAATCACGGAAGAAGATACCAACATTCTCACGCTTCACGTCAAAGTAAGACGTTGCGAGCGATGCCTGCAAATTAGCGACACCGAGAGGTGTTCGTGAAGGAAGGTTGGCCCCAGTCGTAATATCGGTGGTAAATGTCTTCCTTTCCGTGTTTGCGCTCCACTTCGCGTGTGCATTGTTGAAAGCGGTGAGGTCGTTATAATCTTTTTGGAGCGGGCTTATGGCTTCCGTGCTGTAGAGTATCTGGCCGTTCTGCATAGTAAACACATTCTTACCGCCGAGCTGCTCATCAGCAGAAGCCCACACCTGCAACGCTTTCAAATAGAGCGACTTACGCTCTAGATATTCCGTTTCGTTGACGTTTATCTGGTTATCCTCAAGATACTCAGGGAAACCATACCCAAGCCAGCGACCGGGTATTCGTTCCCAATGAAGCTCTCTAAATGGCAATGTACTGACTTCATCAGTAAATAAAACCAATTCAGGTACACATTCAGTCAATCCATCGTTTATCATCGCTTCTGAACCACGAATAAACGTGCCGTCCTTGCCCTTTTTCGTAAACAAATCTGTACGGTATTCACGTTTCCACCTTTTCGGGGTTTGTGTATAACATTCATACACCAAATATGTTTGTTCTTTCCCTCTAGCAAATAATTCTCCCGTATTCCAATTAGCTTTTTTCAAAAGCTCACCGTGTGTCATCTGATGTATTTCATACACAAACGGCGACTCCTGTAGTGAGCGCGCACTAGGGTCAAAACGCAGGTTGTGCATGTTCACCATCTTCCAATCGTTTTTTGGCGATTTCTTCAAAACAACGCTTCCGTACTTCGGCAGCGCATGGACAACATCGTTCAAAAGTGCGGGGAAATGAGTTTCACGCATGTATTGTTTGAAGTCCTCTTGGAGGACATACACCGTAAACTCATTCCCTGTTTGAAGAGGGAGTAAAATAATATCCTTCGTGTCTAAATCTATAAACTTCGTGGCAATATCGCACGCCGGCTTTGTGATGTTATGAAAAAACTTATAGTATCCCTGATTATCAAGGTTTCCGCTATGAAACTTGGAATTATAATAGAGTTCACTCGTCTTTAGTGTTTTATGATGACTAAAAGACCACCCGCCGGGCATTTCAACGGGTCTGTAGAATATTTGGAGATTATTAATTGTTTCTGAAACCATGTACAATACATGGCTTCGCGTAAGACACCATTATTATACCACAAAAAAAATTCTACGAATACGCTCCAGTACATCAAATGTCTTCCCTCCAAATCCACTTCTCTTTGCCAACTGTTGTTCTATTTCAAGTGGGAGCTTGTCCAGATTTTCATACCATACGCGCCAACACTCGGTAGGCCGGTACTGCCTTAAAAGAAAATAAGCCGTGCCATTATCAGCCCAATCGTTCCCCCATGTGTTCGCAATCCGAAACGAACCTCCATCAAAGTTACTAATCGTAACGGCATGGCCGCTAATCACCAATCGTGGCGGACGCAGTGGCTCTATATAATTCTTATCGTTGGTATTTTCACCCGTTTTCTTCGTCCACCACTCATTTCCGAGATCAAAACGCGCAAGAATACCCGCGTTATTTATGTCTTGTAGAATAGCATCCGCCATTGAATCACGATCTACAGGAACACTTGCAAACGCCTTCACCCTATACTTGGAACGCTTCGCTTTCTGCACCAACCGTTCTATATCCTTCTGCGGTATATTCTTCAGTTTCTCTATATACCATTCGTACCCCTTTGACCTGTCACGTTGTTTTGTATATTCCCAGTCTTTCTCCTCTAAAAGCCCTATATTCTTAGCCACCCACAATGCCGCAAGAATAGAAGAACCCTCATTCCAGCTCCTATCGTGAAACATCTTCTGACACAAATATTGGAAATCCGCACTAAATCTCTTCCCGTATGCTTTCCCTGCATTCTGCGTTAAGTGGATAGCGGTACAGATACCCACTCGGGACTGATCTTGAATATCGGTGTACAGATACCGCTTCCCTCCCTTCATCGGGACTGTCATACCGATTGGCGAATAACTAAACGTACGAATGTCGCTTGCACTTGGCAGCGCACCACCTGTGTATTCAAACATGGTTGTTATAATAATTGATAATCAATCTTATTTGACGTTCGTTTCGGTTTGAAACCGAACATCGCATCAAAAGTTGCTGTTGAGTCTCGTGGAGAATACCTATTCACCGGCTTATCACCCATAATGGCATACCGCATAGCATCCATGAGGTGATCGTTCTCCTTAACAGGGTCTTCATTTCCTCCCGGACGTATCTCTTCAGGATAATGGTACGAGTCAAACTCTGACATGTGGTACTTGCAATCCGTATGTACCCATAATTGGTGCTCGTTTATCAACTGTCTGATAAAAGAAGCACCATGTGAGATACTATCCTTCTTCTTCTTATACCCGAGTACATACAACCCCGTACCCTTCTTCGCCTGTGCTATCTTTTCAGGACTTGCACTGTCTGCATACCAACGACTCACATGGTATGTTTCCTGAAACTCCTTCGCGGCTTCTATCATCTCGTCTGTTGTCTTTTCCGTCTCATAATATTCATCAATAATATAGTAACCGTCGTGTCGTACCCCAATCACGGAAATAGCACAACGATGCCACCCCCAGTCCATACCACCAATAACCTTGTCAAACTTCGGTAATTCACTAAATCGGTGCTGTTCCGTAATGTTGTACACCAATCCTGACATTCTCGTGAACTTCCCTTCGTATCTTCGGGCATACTCTTCGGGAGACAATACTTTCCTCTCGTGTTTTAGGTGTTCTTTATCTGCATACGGGTTATCCCACGAAGACCATGTGAAAACAGAAATACGAGGATCATCACCGTTTTGCGCTGGCAAATAAATATCATGGTACAAGAACCCCATATTATAGGGTGTTGTAGTAATAAATATCTTACCCTTTGTCACCGTCATCCTAGTCTTCACCACTATCCACGACATCTGCGAACACTGTCCAAACTCATCAAGCCACGCCCACCCGGGGGACATACCCTCAACTCCTAACGGACGGTCAAATGAACGAACAAATATTGTGTAAATCTGCTTCTTACCCTTCTTATCCGTATATGGTATATCAATAATATTCTCCTGCTTTTTATAATATTGTCTCAACCACGGAAACTGCTCCCAAAACTTAAAAAGCGTTGATTGCTGTAGTATTTTATACGTTGGCGCACCAATCAAACCCGGACGAGGCACATCCTTCTGCAACTCATCGTTTATCCACTGATACGCACGATACGCGCCCACCGTTGTCTTTCCAGACTGCGAACCACAAATACAAGCACCGAATTGTGTTTTGAAGTTGAAAGCATCCCATTGAGCAGGATGTGGTTCAAACTTCTTAATTTGTTTGGAACCATCTTCAATAGGTCTTCCTATTTTTTTCTTTTCTTTTATAACCATTTTTGTTTTTTTTATTTGTCTACTCAGACTAGAGGTATATTTTATTTGTCTACTCGGATGAGAGATATATATTTTTCATACGCCCCCCATTGGTGTGCACACACCCCCCCATAGCCCTATATCGCACAATCTATGTTGTGCGACATACACAACATAAAAAAACAATATCACCTTATTATGTAAGGGGTTTTTGATTGGGTGCAACAATCATAATCTGAACGGGAGCGTCCAGATAATCCTTTTTCTTTTCATTTAGCCCTAAATGGCCCTCAAGGTGTATTGACGTCTTGAGCCTTATGTCGTCGGATTTACTCCTAACTAGCTCTGAATACGTCTTAGCCAAAGTAACCGGAGTAACGCCACACTCCTCTAAAACATCTTTGAACTGCTCTTTCAGATGTAAATACGCCTTCGTGTGCGTTATTGTTGCTCCATTCTTGGCGGTGTTCGGCGTATAACCGGCCTCAATAAGACCTCTATTTACTGACATTTTTTTAACTTCTATATTATGAAAGGCGCGTTTTATTTTAGGAGTGATCCGTAAAACGCCGATTGACTTTTTTCTAGCTTCATTTGAGATCATCTTATTGTGAAATTATTGGAACCGAAGAGAAACCTACTTCCCAGTATATCAATATTTTTAGAAAAAACAATACGCAGGGAAATGTAAACTATACATATACGACACGCTACGCAGTGTGTCAATAAGCCGTTTGGAGATAAAAACCTTATTCCATAACATAATTGACGTTGTTATGTTTTAGTCGTGAAACATACAAACATACTTGCTATAATTTACACGTTAGTGTAAAGTGTGAGCAAGTCGGTTTTATCAGCACAACTACTACATATATATATGTATCTGAAAACCAGTAAACTCTTCGTTCCGATCAGCACCGCACTCTTTGCGATGCTTTTCGTGGACTTCGTGGCGTTCTCTTTCTGGACGCTAAGCGAACAAACGCCTGTAGACGGCTTCTACATCGGGGCCGCAACGGCGAAAATGGTCGCGATTATCCAATAAAATAGAAAACATGAAACCTACAATAGAAATCTATCGTGAAAATGTATACGGCTCAACGCTTTTTTACGCTAAAGATAGCGTATGGACGAAAAATTACAAAGAATTGACGGGCGACAAATCCCTGACAGAGAAAAAAATGAAAGCGTTTTCACAGCTCACAGGGATCAGCTTCCGAGAAGTATTGAAATTTTAACCAAAAATAAATTCAAATATTATGAACAAATGGAGTATCGATACATATGTTTTCAGGATTGAGGATAGCCGTAAGGCGGTAGAGGAGGCATTGTGGGAAGCGGCATTCAGCAACGACTCACTTTTGCGCGAATTATGCCGGCAGTGCGGCTGGCAGGGTGGAACAGTCCATCAGGTGGTAGATTATATTTTGCAACAAAAGGCGAAGTGGAATGCTGGTGGTCGTCTTTCGTACCGAGAATAGAAACATCCCAATACCAGAAAAAGACACGGACGGCGGTGAGTACGTCGTTCGTGAGGGCCGCCGATTACGCTATGGTTCCACACCCTAAGAGTGTTCAGCAACGCAAAAAGCTGGGTTTCCGCGAAGGCGGTCGTCATGGGGGCAGTACAGCGTTGTGGCTTCGGCGATAGGGGGAAGGTATCCACTTTGAATTACAAAATTCCTCCACCCCTCATTTTCCCACACACTCCGAAAATCCCGAGGTTGGATGGATGGTTCAATATTCCTGAAAGATACGGTGTTGCAAAAAACGAATCGCTGTGGATAAAGATTTGTGCTACACGAGCACATGGGCAAGCAAGCAGTAGGCGTAGTGTGCGAGGTAACCGTCTACTGATCTCGGAAGCGACGTGACCATGCCCTTGAGCGTCTTGAGGTTTCTGAAGTTGATCTCAATCGTCATGCGGGTATTATAGAGCAGAAGATCAATCTCGCTCGCGAGCTTCTTCATGTTCTTTCGTGGCCTCGCGATGAGCAGACGTTTCCCTTCTTGAAAGAATTCTCTCGCCAGTTTCTCCGAGGTGTATCCCGCGTCGGCAACGAAGATGCCCTCAAGGTCTTTGTTCACGCGCATGAATTGACTCCGATCATCCTTGCCTCCTGTGGCAAACGCAACGGAGAGCACCTGTCGTTTGAGATCCTGGGTGAGGTGCAATTTCAGGCCGTAAAACAAGCCTTTTCCAGAATGTCCCCATGAGGCAAAGCCCTGCATCGTCCTGTGTCTTTTTGCATTCTTGTTGAGACACACGGGGATGTCAGTTGAGTCGGTGTGTTTGACGACGTGTGCGTGCGTTCTGTTTCTCTGCAAGATCAATGCGAAGATGAGCATGGCCTGAAATGCGAAGCGGTTCAGGTTCACCACGAATGTCTTGTATGAGCAGGTGGGTTGGAAGTCGGTGTAGAGAGCTTTTTTCGTGGCGATGTTCTGCGTCTGTTTGTAGAGGCCGAAGGTGATGCTTTGTTCAGGTGAGAGTGATGGTGTTCGACCGCGATTCGTTGATTTTTGCAACAGGTTTGTTTTCAATACTTTGCATAACAACCGTACCGTATCCTCCAGTCTATGGTAGACGGTGAGAGGTTTCATATCTTTCGTTACTTACCAGGGCGGTCGTAAGACCGCCCTGGTAGGGTAGCACTATACGTGTTGTGAGGGAATTTCGTAATTCAAAGTATCCAATTATTCGGCAATGAGTTCGCGCAAATTTTGCAAAAAATTCTCATCCGTAAGCGTCCCGGCCTTTAATTGGCGATACCACCGATATATGGTGGTGCGTTCATCGCGAGAGGGCATGACTTGCTTTTTCCTCCGGTACTCTCGCATATAGTCCCGCATTTTTTCTGACGAGTAAGTCATATATTATATGGTTACTCTATCATAGTTTACATTTACAATGTCGAGCCGAACGGGCGCATGCAATTTTCTTATTTTTATTAGCGGCAATGGGAACCAGCAACCACGGCGGGCCGTGTAGCGATCACGAGCGATTTTGATTGCATCACTCCGTAACTCCAACAATGTCCCCCGCATCGGCTTTTCCCTTTTCTTATTTTCTAACCCTAGAGGGTAATAGGTAACTTGTATTAAAGTGCCAACTTTTGGGAAACCTTTTGGTATTTTGATATTCTTTTTCTTCATAAGTATGTTCCAAATGGGAACTAACTGAAATAGTAAAAATGCCGGTTATATGCCACCGGCGGGGCTTTTTGCGGCTCACCTCCAGTTATCTATGAGCCGAAAGAACTCATCCGCGCACTCGCGCGAGCAGAAGAAGATACCGTGCCGCTTTATGAGGAGCGCGACGCTCCCGTATTGGCCGCAGTTTTGGCAGTGCGTATGCGAACCTCCGCCTGCTTTGCGGCCAGAAGCGACATCACGACCATCTCCATGCTTCCCTCCGTGCGGATGAACCGCAGCAGCTTCAGCACGTCTTTGCGCCATTTCTTCCTCCGTTTCCTGCTCATTTGGCGAGCGGGGTCTGGCCCTGCGGGAACGCGCCACACGGCCCGATAGACAGCTCGCGGAGCTTCTTCATGTGCGCCGCGAGACAGCACTCAAAGTCGTGGGCGACGAACGTAACACCGAGGATGCTGTGGTGGGTGAGCGGCCCGCCGAAAATAGGAAAGCCACAACCGTCGCAGATCAGCACTTCGCGCGTCACGAACGTAAACTCAAACTGAGTCATCGTCTTCTCCTTCTATAAAGAACATGCAGGTCATTCCCTGCGTCCGACATGCGAGATGCTACCTAAATTCGCCTGCCGGACGCGGAGAGTGACAGCATAATTATCAGATTAGTTCTCTTTAAGATACTCTTTTCCGTCTATACGGTGGTGTCAGAAGTTTTCATGTGACTATCTTATCGGAAAGGTTATCAGGGAGTGATGTGATTGAAGTGCCTTGGAGGTATAGTGAACCACCCACTGAAAGGTTATCA